TGTAGTCAACGTTTTTAAGGTTCTTCACTCTGACCTTAATATCCTTCTCAGGAAATCTTACCTGATATATTTGTGAAGGTTCCGCAAAGATTGTTTTGTCGACGAATTGAATCTCTTTTGTTGCGTCATCAGAATACCTTTGTGATGTTTCTGAAGACGAATATTGCCCACCAACTTTATTGTATACTTTGAGGTCTGTTAGTGAAATAACTCCCGCAATATCTTGAATAATTCTTTCAATTTCAGAAATGAATACGTTTTGACCCATCGTTCTATCTGTCGGAGCCATAAATTTAGAAACCTCATCAATAATCTTTGTAATTACCGTTCCCTGATTCTGACCTGAATCTAAAACTACTGAGATATCATATTCCAAATCGATAACTTGACCGACATTTACTGAGATATAGTCATTAATCATTCTGTATTTAGAAAGATAGTTGGCAATATTTTGTTTCAATGTATTTGAAACCGTTTGAGTCAAACTACCATTTGAATCATATGATAATACATTGATGTTAATTTTGTTGTCTTTTTCTGTGATAGCCGTCTTAGCAGGTGCACCATACTTACCTGGCATCTTTCTAATCAACGCATTGTAATCATTAATAGTAACCGCTCTGTTTTGAGAAGCAAAATTAAATGTCACCATATTTCTCACTTCCTCAATTGAAGGTTGGTTAGCACCTCCGATAGCCGCAGTAATGTTATTAACCGTAAGTGAATTAATTACCGTTTGGTTGTTTGTATTAGACGGTCCATTAACAAAGAAGTTTACAGTACCTACCTGATTGATAGCATTCACACCAATGTTTGATTGTGAACCACCACCAATTCTATATTTAACAAATAATGTTGTGTTGGCTTTTACTGTTCTACCTAAACCAATATTGTTTTGGTATTCCTGAATTCTCATTGTTACACCGTTTCTCGCAAAATCTGCCAATTGTTCGTCAGGTGTTGTGGTACCACCACCAAACTGAACTTTCATGAACCCCTGAGGTGTATACTCTGTTATGAATCTATTTTCAGTATCAATGTACTTACCCACCTTAATACCTGGTTGGTCTGAAGGTTTTGTAGAATCTTCAATGAATACTGTCGGTTCAGCTAATGAATCCACTTCATACCATCTGTCTTTAGCATTAACAAACTCAGAATACGTTGGTGTGGATTGGAATGATGTACCATCTTTTTGAATGATGTCTACAACCTCTAATACATTTTGTTCTGGTAAGAAGAACTCAAAGAATGGTTTAACGTCATTAGGGTTGATTGTCTTTTTGAATACCTTAGTCAAACCGTTAACTACAACTTCTCTTTTTGTGATTGTGTAGTTAATCAACACATTGTTCGAATCAAAGTTTGGAATCTTTGTTCTGTTAGGGAAACCTTCATTGTTGTATTGTGAAGCGAAATCAATATCATAAACATTCTCAAATACCTGACCAGCTCCAATCACTTGTGAACCCGCTCTTAAAATCCCTAAGTAACGTGAATCCTCTTGGTCACCTAAAGCAGGTACGGTAATTGAAAAATCAACAATAGCAACTGAAGGTCTATTACCTGGTATCTTCAAACCATAAGTTCTGGCAATATTAAAAATAGATGAACGTTGTTGAGCATATTGTAATACAGTTTCCTGAATACTTCTATCAATGTGGTAATTAAGATTATCACCAATCGCAGCATTCAAGTCCATCAATACCGAATAAACGGCAGCATCATTGAAGTTATCAATTAATTCAGGGTAATACTGTTTAGTATAATTTACGAGGTCCTGTCTTAACCCTTCAAAGTCTCTTTCCGTGTATGAAATTTTTCTACTTGCCATCTACTATTAAATATTGATAATTATGAAATCTTTGGTTTGGAAAGTACTATCTGTAATGGTATAATCAATCCTTAATTTTGCCGTGTATTCTTCAACACCACGACCAGGTACTCTATATATACCACCAATACCCAACTTATCCATATTTAATTCACCTTGAGCTTCTAAATCTTCTAAGTAAGGTGTAATTGTTATTTCATTAACTGTAAGGTTTGGAATGTATTTTTCAATAGAATCTCTGATATCCGCTTTGATTGCCTCGAATGTTGTACCATCCATAGGTTCAAAAATAAATTCATAAATTCTCGTACCAAAATCAGGTAAATAATATCTACTACCTTTCCTTGTTAAGATAAGGTGTAATAAATCAGTCCTTATCTCTTCGTCAGTAGTCTGAGAAAGAGAAAGATATTTTCCTTCTTTACTATCTTGAAAAGGGAAATTGATACCGTATGTTTTACCGTCTGCCATTGTCTATAAATATCTTAACTAAATAAATTGCAAAAAAAAGAGGACCGAAGTCCTCTTTTATATTTATAAATTGTGTTTTTTAACAATTATCCTTCACATGCAACACACTGAAGGTCATTCAATCCCAACTTCTTTCTTGCGAAAGCTTGAGCTGAATTCATTGAGTGTTGGTAGTATAATGTCTTAACACCCAACTGCCAAGCTTCAATAAGAAGTTTGTTAACATCCCTTGTCGGCATGTCAGGTGAAATCATTAAGTTCAACGACTGTGATTGGTCAATGTAAGATTGACGAACCGCAGCTTGATTGATAATTGACGACTGATTGATTTCAGCAAATGTTCTAAACACTTCTTTCTGTTCGTCACTTAAAATATCTAAGTGTTGTACTGAACCATCATTTTGTTTGATACTGTTCCATACCTCTTTGGTGTCGTGACCTAATTCAGATAACAACTCTTTAAGAACAGGATTCTTAATAGTTACCTTCATCTTAGCAACATCCTTCACATAACAGTTAGACCAAATAGGTTCGATTGATTGTGATACTTGACCTAAGATAAAAGCTGAAGATGTTGTTGGTGCGATTGCGTTCAACGTAACGTTTCTTCTTCCATATCCTTCTAAGTACTCAGGTTCACCGAACATCTTAGCCAATTCCTCAGACGCCGCGTATGATTTCTCTTTAATGTGTTTGAATACCTCAACATTCAATCTCGCAGTTTCTCTCGTATCAAAAGGAAGACCTCTCTTTTGTAGAAGTGAGTGCCATCCCAATACACCAAGACCCAACGCTCTTTGTCTCTTAGCGAAGTTGTAAGCTTTCTCCAAATAGAAGAAACCTCTCTTACCTTCAATAGTCCCGTTGTCTCTGATATCCTCAATCTTAGTTAAGAATTCAGTAACAACCGCATCTAAGAACATTGTCATAATCTCAACAGCGTCTGTGTCTTTCCACTCATCATAGTGAAGAACATTCATTGATGATAATACACAAACAAATGACTCCTCTTCAGAGTTATGAAGTGCAATCTCAGAACATAAGTTTGAATTGTAGATTGTCGCTTCTTTGTCTTTGTATACATCAACAGTGTTGTTGTTCATTGTATCATGGAACATAATGTATGGGTAACCAATCTCTCCACGTCTTTGGATGACCTTAGCCCAAATTGCTCTTTTCTCTTCATCACCCGCAATCATCTCATTCATAAACTCATCAGTTACTGTAACTGCGTGAGTCAAATCCTGAATTGGGAATCCTTCTGTACCAATCTCCAAGAACTCCATAACGTCAGGGTGTTCCACAGGAAGGTATGGTGAGAAACGACCACGACGAGTTGAACCCTGTGAGATGTTGTCAACAACACTCTCAAATAGATTCATAAAGTGTACCGAACCAGGTGCTAAACCGTTGTCAGTAATCTCAGCACCTCTGTGTCTGATGTTACCAAAGTAACCAGAAGTACCACCACCCATCTTACTCATTTCACCGACCTCAGCCTGTGTGTATAGAATTGACTCGATGTTGTCTCCAATATTAGACCCAAAACAACTTACAGGTAAACCTCTCTTCTTTCCGAAGTTAGCCCATACAGGTGATGATAGGGAATACCATCCCTTACCCATATAGTCATAAAATTTATCTGCAAATCCTTCGATACCTAAAAGGTTCTCAGCATGTTCTGCGATTGTTCTGATTCTCTCTAGCGGTTCTTCACCTTCACTCAAGTATCCTCTACGGAGGAAGGTAATTGATTCTTCGTTAATCCAGTCAAATGGTTTTCTATTGTTCATTTTATTTTTCGTTATTTAATTAGAATAAATCGTTTGATGTAATCGATTTAGATTTCTTACTGTAGTTAATACTTCTTTTGTTGAAGAAATCAGTGTGTTTAGTAGTTAAGATTTCATCGTCAAACCATTCAGTTGTCTCCAACAACGGTTCGTTGATTTCGAAAATACTATCTACACCAATGGAGTTTAATGATACATTAAATCTATGTTTAATAAATTCCATTGTCTGACTTTTCGTTAGGAAATCTAAATCACCTTCCTCAAATATCCAATTAACTATTTCTGTTTCTGCCTCATACGCTTCCATTGTAGCTGCCACAAGGTCTTCTTTTAATTGTTCTGTCCACCATGATGGGTTTTCTCCTTTGATAAGGTTTACCAAATCAAATCCGAATCCAGCATGGATATTCTCTTCTTTCGATGTTGCTTCAACAGCGTTACTGATACCTTTCAACATATTCTTATGTTTGTTGAATGACATAATAACTAAAAACTGTGAGAACAACGATACATTCTCTACAAACATAGAGAACAATACTACAGATTCAAAGTATTCTTTATCTTCAACTGCCTTTGAGTTAGAGATAGCTTTCTCCAAATACTTAATTCTTCTACGGATTGCCGGTACTTCGAGTAATGTTTCGAAGTCTGAATTCAATCCTAACAATTGAATTAAGTGTGAGTAAGCATCTGCGTGTCTAACCTCAGACTCAGCAAATGTTGCACCTACATTACCAATTTCAGGTTTCGGCATCCTTTTGTAGATGTCACCCCAAAACGTTTTAACCGCAATCTCAATCTGAGAGATAGCCAACATCGCTCTTTTTACCGCAGTTTTTTCTTTCTTATCCAAGTTTACTTTGAAATCTTGAATGTCTGAAGTAAAGTTAAACTCCGTATGTACCCAATATGAATGTCTGATAGCATCCACATATTCATTAAGATTTGGATATTCGTAAGGTTTAAGATTCGTTCTCTTAGTAAAGATGTTCGGTCCATGGTTCTTACGGTAAATGATGTATTCTTTAGCAACATCATTAAGACCGTTGTCCATCAACTTATTCTCCACCATATCGTGAATTTCATCCACGTGAGGTACTTTATCCTTTTCATCTCTGAAAATTCCTTTACGAGTGATTCTCGCAATTTTCTCAGCCATTTCATCATCAACTTCACCGATAGACTTCATAGCCTTCAGTACAGCATATTTAATTTTTTCAGCCTCGAAAAGTACTTGTTCACCACTTCTCTTAATTACATAACGAGTTTCTTTACCATTCATAGTATTATTGTTAACCATAATTTATTATTTATTAATTTTGTTGTCCCTCACGTTGCTTACGCTTCTCCATGAGCTCCTTGATTCTATCCCTCTGTTTCTCCTCTCTTTGTTCTTCCAAACCTAAGAAAGTAACACTCTGTTCAGTATCAATAACCAACATTTCATTATCATACTTACAATTCTCAAAGACAACCCCGTCCTTTCCGATACGAGACTTTGTAATTGCAATGGTAGCCAAGTTCATTTCCTTTTGTTGTAATGACTTCGCCACCGAGATAATTACGTGACCAACCTGAGCCTTCTTAATAGAACCACCCATTTGGTCTGTGGTAACAACTTCTGATGAAATTGAAGAACGGTTACCCTGTGTTGCTGTCCACCCAACAAGGTCCAATTCGTGACACATTGCTTCGAACGCTCTCATCACAGAACCTTCACTCTTCCATTCATCACCCAAGTTTTTGTCAGGTGTAATACAATCGATGTAATCCACAACAATCATATCAATCTTGTTCCCTTCAGCTATCATCTTTCTAACCTGATTCTTGATTTGATTCATCGTCAGGGTATCAGACGGTAACTTCTTCAAAGTTAAGGAATTTTTTGTATTTTCCTTAATCTCTTTGACTTTATTCATCACATCATCTTTGTGATTAGATAAATTGTCAGGAGCAATACCTGTCCATAGTGTGAAGTGTTTACGTTGGATAATCTTCGGGTTGTCCTCAAAGAACACCTGAAGAACATTGTAACCTAAATTGAATGCGTGGTTTGAAATCTTTGTTAAGAAGGTCGTCTTACCCACACCTGTCGGTGCAAGAATAACTCCAATCTCACCTTTTGCTAAACCACCCTTCATTAGGTTATCAATACCTGGTACTCCCATCGGGATTGGGTGACGGTAATCGTCATCCAATACTACATCCAAATTTGAGAATACATCTGCAGTACCAGTATCCACTTCACCAACTTGTAGAGCTTCTCTAACCATCTCCTCTAAGTGGTCGTAAGATTCAAAATCACCTTTGTCAATGATTTTCTGAGCCTTAGCCATCACTTTCTGAAGTTCCTGTTGTTTACAGAACTTCAATGACTTCTCTTGTACGAAGTCTGACCCTTCAATAGGTGCATCTTTAACATCTTTTAACATGTCAAAAACCATTTTCTGAGCCATCGGAGAGGTAATTTCACTCTTCGTTAGTTGTTCCAATGTAGCAAATGTTGGAGTATGTTCGTACTTGACGTAGTACTCTTTAACCATTTGCATAATAATTTTGAAATATTGATTATCAAAGTACTTCGGGTCCAATACATCGACAATCGAATTGGCAAAGTCTTTGTCAATAACGATGTTGTTTAGAAGTTGTATTTGGAAGGAGTTACCGAGGTAACCGAAGTTTTTTTCTTTTGACATATCAATCTAATTTCTTTCGGGTAAATAATAAATATGGTTAACCTAACTGATATTCCATGTACTGGTAAGATAATTCTTCAGAGGAAAAAAGCTCTGTCAAACCACGAAGTACACTTTTTAGTTGCGGGCGGATATCTACGGTGTATCTTATTTTCGGCGGGTATAATTTCGCGTCAATAATTTTATGACAAATTGTCTCCTCCCCAATGCAAATTTTTACATGGAACGTTTCTGGACCTTCAGTATTTGAGGTGTCCAAAATGCTTGGGTCCAACGCAATTTGGTTGTAGTGGTCCAACATATACATGTTGGTTCTCGCCTTAAGACTCCCTGTTAAAGTACGAGTAAAGTCATTAACAAATTCAATGACATCAATACTTTTACGAGCCTTCGGATTGTACCCTTTAACGTTGAAGTAACGTTGTACTACGATGTTTTCATTCAACATCAAAAGGAATTCCATTTTTGTTACGTCGTTTTTTTCTTTCATAACTTAATTTTTGTTTTTGTAACGTTTTTTTTCTTTTCTACTTAGTTTCATAAACGGTGTTAAAAAATCTACCCAACCATCATCCTGTTTGGGTAAGTACTTGAAGATTCCATCTTCGTTCATCATTCTCATGAGATTCTGATATCCTCTTCCTTCAGGGTCCAACTCTTCTGTATAGTAGAGTTCGACTTCCTCCTTACCTTCATCACTTATCATTGGGTGGGACAAATCTACAACCTTTTTGTTAATATCAAAGAATTCTTTTCCTAAAACCCCCCTTTTAGTTTTTCCTTCTAAGATACTCTCCAAGATTTTTCTTTTGTCTCCCTCCGATTTTAACTCTTCGGCTCGGGTTATAATATCATCAACAGAAGTCGCTTTGTCCAATATTTCGGGAAATATCTTCGCAAAAGTTTTCTCACCGAGTAAGTATATACCATCAATGTTGTCAGATTTATCCCCCGATAAAATCTTAAATGTCGAAACATTGTAGTGTGGTATTGAAATGTCCTTCAGAGGGATGTTATCTCCCTCCTTATAGACTTTTCTATGACTGGGTGAGTAGACCTCTACTTTATCCGAAATAAGTTGTGTAAGGTCCTTATCTGATGAAAATATAGTTTTGTATTCGTCTTCAGAAATGTTACAGTAATGAGCAATCGCATCGTCTGACTCACACCCATCAATGGATACTTGTCTGATAAACATTTCTTCCAAATACTTCTTAACTCTCGACAACTGCCATTCAAATGAAATCTGTTGTTGTTCGTTAAGACTTGTTTTTCTATTTCTTTTGTATTGTTCGAGCAACTCTCTTCGTGATGTTGAGTTATCCTCCGCATCCCAAAATACAATGACTTTGTCGTAATTGTGCTCGACTAAGAATTTTTTGAGGGTATTCACGAAGTGAAAGATTGCACCAATATGGTTTCCCTCATGGTATAAATCTCTTACTCCGTGATATCCTATTTTAACTAAATTGTTTCCGTCAACTAATAATGTCTTCGTCAAAATACCCTCAATTAAAGGTTAGACTTCTTTTACTTCTTCCAATTTGTAGTCACCATCTGTACCGATGACTCTCTTCCAATATTCTGATTGCTCAGACTTATAAGCCTCAATAGACTTCTTTTCTTCAGCAGATTCTTTTCCTGCCAAGAAACCATGAGGTGTTACGATAATTTTACCGTCCTCATATCCCAATCCATTGATGTGGTTTTTCATAACCGATACTTTCGTTCTAACTGCAAACTTAACTTTTCTTTTGTCTTTGACCGCAGCAATCTTATTGGTACCAGCATTTTTCTGATTTCCAAATAAGAATACCAATGAGGAGTTCAACCAAATAGCCTCACCACCTTTAGCTTTAATCTTAGGTTGACCAAAAGGATTGTCAGGTAATTCTACCCACGGTTGATTAACAATCACCAACGTATTTTCATAGTTTGATGTTGCCTTTCTTGAACCCGCAATTCTTTGGTTAATACCCATACCGATTTTGTCTGCTAATGTGGCAGCATTATGTTGTTTACCACCCTTACCGTCAAAAGTCATTTTACAAGGAACAGAACCTACAGAATCCCACAAGAATAATAAGTCGTACTCCAACTCACCTTTTTCCTGAGCATCCAATAACTCATTGATGTAGTCTGTGATTTGTTCGATGTAATCAAAGTTGTTGTTAAATAAGAAGAATCCGTCCCAATCCAATTCACCCGTTTCCTCATCAACAACTTCTTCACATTGGAATCCCATTGTTAATGCGTGGTCAAAAGACCATTTTTGTTCTGTGATGATAAAGACAGGAAGAATACCCTTCTTTTGTGCGTCTACCGCAGCTTTAACCAATGCAGTTGTTTTACCAGTATCACTATGACCCAAGAACATATTCAGGTGACCAATTGCAGGACCAGGTAAACCTACCGCATCCAAAAACGCTTCACCTAAATCTAAAAACCTTTGTGGTTTGTATTTTGCTGAAGTAGAATATTTCTGCTTCAACGATTTGAAATCTTTTTTCTTAATTGCCATATTGTTTAGTAAATAAAGATGGTGGGGATAATGTCCCCACCATCATGTTAGTGATTCTTAGAACGGCAAGTCTGTGTCAACTTCCATTCCTGATTGTGGGTCTTCCACTTTCACATTAGAGTCAGATGATACTGAACCACCCAATGTTACTTCTGTGTCGTCACCATAAACGTATTTTTTCAATTCCGTATCCCAAACAGGTGTTTCACCTCTTGCGATTGCTTCCAAATACTCAACAGGTTTTTGTGCGTAAACATCTTTCCATGTTAACTCATCCTCAACCCATTCCTTCATCTGAGCTTTGTCAGAATGAATTGGTGCTGGGTCATCATACATAATAGTCTTAACTACTGTGTATTCAATTCCTGAAGGAGTTTTTGATTTAGATAAATCAACAATCAAGTCACGACCTTCGTTAGCATCTGTAACATCACCCTTTTGTTTCCAAATTGGAATGATTTTATCTAAGATACCTTCTTGTTTGTAGTTATCCTTAAATCTCCAAAACTTAGGTCCGTGGTCTTCATTTTCACGGTCAATAACCTTAACGATATAGAATTTACGTGGACGGTACTGACGAGCCAATTCTTTGTCTGAGTCTTTACCTGTTGACATCAACTCTTCGTAAACCTCAGTAAGTGGTGAACGCTCACCGTCATTCTTACCTGGGTCGTAGAGTTTAGTCCACTTACCGTCGATTTGTACTTCATGATACCATACTTCTTTGAATGGAGATGAACCATCAGGTGTAGGTAGAATACGAATAACTTTCTGTCCTGATTTAGTTCCTTTTGGTAGATACGTTGTAAAGTATCTTTTCAATCTGTCTTCTTGAGAGATTGATGTTTTCCCTCCGCCACTGCGTTGGGTGTTTTGTTCATACTGTGCTAACACAGCGTCGAGTGCATTTCCCATAATTTTTTCTTTTTACTCTGTTAATTGTTTCTCTTAAACTCAATAATAAGTATAGTCTTCAAACCTTAAAAGTCAACTAACCAAAAAGAAAAAGACCACCCTAATTGAGTGGTCTTTATTATAGAAAATTTTGTGTGTTAAGTCAATCTATTCTTCGTCATTGATTGGTGTATCAAATGATTTTTTGATGTCAGCGTCAGAATAATTCTCAACTTCATCAGAGGTTAAAACGTATTCGTTCTTACCCGTTTGTTGCATCTCAACTTCTTTGTCAGCGAAGAAGTCGGTCAACTTCTGATTGTAAGGATAACTATCCAAACTTCTTAATTGTAATTTTTCTTCAGGTGACTTCTCTCTGTATTTTTCAACCTTAGCTTCAATATCATTAATCTTACTTAAGATTGAGTCCATCTGAGACAACTTACTTTCCAAGTCATTCAATTTATCAAACATTGAGTCCATATACTCGTCTTGTTTATCTGAGATTTCATTTTGTTTGTTTACCAAATCTGTAATCTCCAACTCTTCAGTGTCTCCACCCATATCCTCATCAGACTCTACATTACCCTCGTCGTCTAATTTCTCAACATCGGGGTCTGTATCAACATCAACTGGTTCTGCAATTTCTTCAGCATCCATCTCGACATCCATGTCCATGTCTTCACCACCTAAATCATCAGTTGGTTCAACAGGCTCTTCTTGTTCTACCAAATAATTATTGATAGAGTTGTGTCTTTTGAGTTCTTCTAATATTTTATTATCTACTGACATTTTAATTATTTTTTACCCGTTTAATAATGTTTTCACACCGTGTGGTGTTTCAACTTTAAGGGTTCTGTTCACTTGTCTTGTATTGTCAACTCTTTCAATAAGTCCGTCTCTCATACTAACAGTGTAACAGTCTCCTGTATCTAAGTCACAAACTTCTTTGTAACCATTTCCGGCATCTCTTTCAGTAATTCTTGTGTCTTTTGACAAATACTGGTCTAATAATGATTTTACGTTCATAGTAATACTTTTATTTATAAATATCAAAGCTTATAGAAAATTTCAAATGTTTGGTATTTTTGTTGTCTAGTACTGTCAGTAGTACCACTTGAAGTGACTGGATTAAATAGAATTTGAAATTTGAATGTATAGGTTCCTTTATAATCTTTTGGTTGCCAATCAGGAGAAGAAATTGGGTCAACACCAAATATCTTATCCACAATTAAATCATTGACCACATTTATTGAAGTGGTACCCTGTTTAGATGACAGTATATATCCTGACATGTTTTCATTATATGGTGCAATATCACCAGCACCTAAATAACTTACTGTTGAGTCATCAGGTTTTGTAACCCAACCCATTTTGAGAGATAAAATATTCCATAGTCCAACACCAGATTTAATTTGTGTAGTGAATGAGTTATTAACTAAAACACCACCTATAGTACCATTTACTTTATTAATGTCTGCAAGTTCTTCAAAAACCACCGTATTTGGATTTTGTGCACCTACATACCACTTAATACCTTGGTCAAAAAGTGGTACCACCGTTTCATATCTTTGTTTTATCTGTTTTTCTTGGTCATTGGCAGGGGTAGTAATTATTCTATTGAATTCACTGTCTGTCGATATTTGTGAGTAGAAGTATTTGATGTAAATCTTAGCATACATCTCCTCATTCTTATTTTCATATCTTTCACTACCAATTTGACTCATGTCGTTATAAACACTGGCGGTATCAAAGACTGCCTTTATCGAATTCATACTTTTTTTCCAATCACTAAATGACGCTAACGGTACATTTTGTCCACCCATATTTACACAAACCTGTCCTTCTAAATCACTAACATCTACACCTCTTAATATCTTATTGGTAGTTAAGTTACCCAAATTACCATTTTTGAATTTTACGGAAGAGTTGTTTACCGTAAACTCAACCCACGGTATTAAACCAATAAGTCTTCTAACATCTTCATCACTTTTTGACAATGAAAGTGAATTAACATAATTCCTTATATTATTATAAGAAAGTGTTTCTTCTCTTAACGAAACATAATCTAAACCTGAATATGTAGCTATTGGAGTACAGTTTGATGAACCAATTTCTGTAGCCTCACCCTGAACACCATTTGTAGTTGATTGTTCATTTGTAATTGGTGTTGATGTCCCTTCATCATTGGTTACGTCCTGATTTTTTTGTTTTGGTTTATTATAGTCATTATTTATTCTATTCAACAAATCAATATTAACACTCATAGTAAGGTCTTTAACACTCGGGAATGAGTATTTTGAAATCCTTACACCACTAAACGTAGTGACAAAATCACCAGGAGTAATACTGTGTGATACATCAGTAATCCAATATGGTCCAGTAAACATAGGAACATACCTTAAATTAAAATACATCGTAGGCTGAATCATCACATTACCCATTGAAGATATCTGACAATTATAACTTCTATTCTTATAAATGTTATATAATGAAGTTGATTGTTGGAATGTTTTAGAACCCTTACTTTGATTTGCCATATCTGTTAAAATTCTAAACGATTCCGAAGTATCCTTAAATTGTGATTGGTCCAAACTCACTGATTTGAATATACCCTGATTTCTTACACCAAAGTCAACATTGAACCCTACCACCTTATTTGAGAACGCATAATCCGTTTTGTTTGATTGATTTTCTCTTAACACCTCGGCTTTATAAATGTCAAAACTGTCATCACCAAAACGGTAATCAACATTTTCAGACATATTTGGGTGCTCTGAAACTTTATCAGTATATAAACACAAGAATCTCGGTCTACTCTTAATCGTATCAACCTCTAAGAATGTTCCAAATACATCAGACGCTGAACTCTCAATACCCTCTTCAGGTTTCGCATCGGATGATGGGTCACTCACACCATAGAAATTTGTATAGGAAGGAAGAGCCATAAACAACATATTGTTTTTCTGAATAAGGTGACCAATCAATGTATAAATAGAATTACCATTTACCTCATCATTTATGTATCCAACTAATGAAGTCACATCAACAATAAGTTTATCACCAATATCTCTATTTGCCCTATCTAAAAATAAGAAGTCCTCAAATAATGTTCTATTTTTGAAATCACCACCAGCAATCCATTTGTCGTTTAACATCTTAAAGAATTCATACAATTCTAACTTAGCCACATCACCGTTCATAGATGATTTAATATTTTCACTATCTTCCGTAATATTTGGTAAGTCTTTATTTAATTGTCTGAATAAGTAATCCTGAATTTTTTTCTGTGAAGAATCTAAAAGTGTTAGGTATTGATTAAACATCGTCATAAATTGACCACCCGTCATAGAATTATTAGAATACTTTTGGCTCGCAAACATCTTAATAACGTGTGATAGTTCTCTCACATTATCAGCAGTAAATTCAATATCCATAGCAGGAAAGAAGTCGGTAATGTATGAACCGTTATCACTATATACCATTCCACTTGCTTCATATTCACCAACAGCCAACCTCAGAGCTTTCCAAGCGTCAGGATACTGAGACTCACTAAATGCTACCGTTGTATTATTATTAATTTCAGGTAATGAATCATTAATGTATTTACCAAAATCAATCCTTTGATTCTGTGTTTGGTACCTTGAATCGTCAGTAAATGAATACCACGCACGTCTATTAAAGTATGACGGATTACCCTGTTTGAATATGTAATATTCATTTTGTAATTTACGTACTGATTTAATCAACGAATTGATTTGTTTTTGAGCAATTCTCTTTCCATCTAAACTACCGTCACCCGATAATTCAGGTCTTTCAACAAAGAATATATTTTTTAATGAGTTAATTAGATTTGGTTTTTCACTCTCAACATCCTCCCTGTTAGGGTCCTTACAGAAATTAAGGAACTCTGACTCAAAAGCGTTAAGGATATCTTCATCAAATACCGCGAAGATTTCTTCAATACTTGAATAACCCAACTCACCTTGTAAGTTAAATGCATCCTGAGCAGAATTTTCAGGATTTATAGTTTTAAGGTATTCTTTATATGTTGGCTTCTTAATTAATGATGTATCGAAATAACCAAAATGAGAACCGCCCCAAATAGTTTTTATAGAACCATCATATAAAGGTTGAGTTAAATCATTTTCTTCAAAATGTCCTGTCGGACTACTAGTTTCATATTGGTATTGATTAAAATCACCCCCACCAGCAGATGGATAACAAAGTACCATATTAATTGTTGAATCATCATAAGTTTTTGGTGAATCATAAAAAGCATAGTACGAATCTATATTATATATTTTATTTTCCAGTAATAGTGGTGGTCCAATATTAATGACACCACCGAATCCATCCATATTTATACGAGAATTACTATTAGTTGCGATTTTAAGTCCTTTACCCTCAAATGATGTCGCACCTGAAAAGTAATTTTCAAAGTCTTGTTGAGTAGTACCCGTAATAAACTCATTATATCCAAATAAATAATTAACATCATTAATGATTTGAGGATAGAACCCAACATTACTATTAGTGAAACTAGCACCAAACGTAGAAGGTATAGTCATCTTCATTTGATAATCTGTAGTACCAGTATTACCATATCTTGGAATAATGTATTTTTCTGACTTTGACGGTACCTGTGAAAACGGGTCATATAATAAATCCTCATTAATACTACCCCACACATCATCGAGAATATCTACACTATTATTTACATAGTTTTTGTATCTATGCCATATCGAACCATATTTAACAATCCATGAATAAGGTAATTTATGTAACGCAGCAAACTTATTATAAGTTGCAAAATTATATCTACCTTTTTTCTCATCACCATTTTGACTATTAGCTACCGACTGTAATGTACCTAACACACCAGCATTCATCTCTTCCCTTAACGTCTGTAATGGTAATGAATTCAAATACATATAACCCAAAGAAACATACGGATTATCTACTCCGTTTTTCATGTTGTCAACAGACTTATTAATTGAATTTATAAAGTAAGGAGTATTAAGTAATGATGTTATTTGGTATCGTCCAGTTTTTCCTGAGTAATTGTTACCGTAATCAATAGGACTTTCAGTTACCATTAAATCATTATTATTAATCCTATTAACATAGAAGTCTCTAATATTTAATGATGTTGGAAAACTAACGGTACCACCTGTATTAATATACCAACTAGTTGATAATGAAGGTGTATTGTTAACCTCCCTCACTAAAAAGTTTTCATTAAATGATGTTATTGTCTTTTTAGTACTCGAGAAAAATAATGATTGTGTTGTTGAATTTGACTGAGATAACGACTCAATCTCTTTACCATTAGAAACATTTTCTTTTATCCATTGAAGACTATTCAATGGATATACATCAGTCAATATTAACTCATCAGTCTCTGGTGATAATAGGTATTCAATCAAACGTTCTTCAGACTCCGCAGAAATCTCAATCGTTGGTGATATACTTTCATATTCATCAGAGGTGTAAAAATCAAATGGTTTTTCCTCTAACTTTTGAATGTATGGAGTGACAAAAACGTCAGCTAAAAATGTATTCCATTTTTCACCTGTACCATTATTTGATATATGTGATAAAATACTTTCAAAGTTTGACGAATTAATACCTAATCTTTTTAATTTCATTTTTAAGAATGGGTCACTCTCAATCGCATTCTTAATGGTTTCAGTTTCAAAATCTGCGGTTACCTGATAAATGTTCAGTTTAGATTCTGTTGGTCTATAAAGTTTAGTATAATTAGAAGACAACATAGTCCTTTCCCAAATCTCATATAAAAATGGAACTTCACTTAAATTTTCATATGGTATATTACCATATGGGAACTCCACACTATTCATAGGAATAGACCTTAATGAGTCTTTTGGATTTCCATAATTAGCAGACCTTTGTTCTTCTTTTCTTTGTAACTTACCCTTTATAAATTCTTCAACAAACTCAACCTCAGGCCATTTATCAAAAAGATAACCCTTAGTCTGTGACTCTACATTAGGGTCACCAAGGTATTTCACAACATATCTTTCGTTACCATCCTCGTCCAACTCTTTTTCAAAATATTGTGGCCATGGGTATACCGTTTTTTGACTATCGTTAATCGAAAGAATTGTATCCTTACTATCAACACCATTAGTTGTTTGGTCACTAACAATAACATTTTGACGAATAGGGTCATCCTTAACATTCCACGCATCGGTATGAACCTCGTCCATTAACCTATAAAATGCATCAACATTAGCCATTAACATTGCCATTACATTCCTTATTGTTGGTCTAAAACCTAAACCACCGTCAGGATTTTCTATTTTTTGAGCAAGAGCCGTCGATAATTCCTTTTTTATATTCTCAGCCTTATCCGTATAAATTTTCTCTATCTTATCAAGTTTAGCCAAAAATGAACCCTTTAATACATTTTTACTACCACTAATCTGACCAAATGAATAAAACTTAGGAGTTAAGTCCTCATCGGGAGTTAAGTCTTTATTATAGTACTTTCGTGTTGCCTCAAAATAAGCATATGTCTCAGCACTAAATGAAAATAGTTCAAATTCTGTAGGACTAGCATTCTTTTGAAGTTGGTAAGTCTTTTCAATATCAATATCTTCAAATGTTAAATCAAATTCCAAATCACTCTTACTAATGTTGACAGGAATACTTGCCGATTTTTTCTTACCTAAAATACTATACTGACCATCCTCACCAAAAGTAGCGTTATCATTTAACTGTTGATTATACTCATTAATTTTAGCTGTCAATATAGCACTAGCTTCTAACTGTTGGTATAGACTGTTTTCAGTCTTCTTTAGTGTTGAGTATACAACACCATCTAAACCAACATACTTTCTACCCAAATATTCACCAGGCCACGTAACTGGTCTTTCTGTTGTGATATAATATCTATACGTTCTTAAAGTTTCTCTATATGATTCAATATCGTTCAATACTGATAAATCTTCCTTACTAAACTGTTCACGTATAAAGTTTTCCAAACCTTTTAATCTACTGTTTAATTCCGATAGATTTAGTCTTGGTAATTTAGGATTAATAAGACCTTTAGTAATATATGTGGTATAAACATCATTAAGAACTTTATCTCCACGTGTAACAATTATCGGTCGAGTACTAACCTCAGTATCACCTCTACCAACAGCAATATCAGTTTCAGTATTTAATTGGTTTTCAAGAGTTTGTAAATCACCATTGTAGTCTGAAGGTTCCTCATTATTATCCACCAATAAGTTAGTTTCATACATATGTGGTAGAGCAAACAACGCACCTAATGAAAGGTCTGATAAAATAGCAGCAGTCCTACCGATAAACGAAACAGAAACTTTATAGTTACCATCAGTCGGGTCAAAACGAGCGTTAAAACTCTTCATCATCAACTCGTACTTAACCGCTTTACCATAGTACCCTTTAACCGTTAAATAAAATAGTGGGTAAGGTAATTGGAAGAAAGCTGAATATGGTGAATTCTCACCCAACTCAAATAATGTTCGACCTTGGACATCAACCATTTCAATATCAACCTGTGGTATAAAAGACGCGTTATTCTTAATATTAATAGATGTGATACCCAACATCTGAGTATCCTGAGAATTGTTAACCACTGAACCCTGTTCGGTTATTTGGGTTTGATTGATACCCGCATTGGCTAATGAACCTTTACCAGTCAACTGGTCGGTATATGAAGTATCAAGATATTTTTTACCCTGAGGTTTTAAGAAATTAATTTGACCGTCTTCAGTTTCACCAAAGTTAGCAATCTTAAGGTTACGTGACATTTGTTCAGTATTCTCCCCTAAGGCTAGTTTTGTTCTCGGAATTATTCTCGCTTCCAAATTAGCATACATCACCAGGTTCTCGTGTTCAACCAATCTCTCGATTTGTTCACCATCACCATTGACAACTTTGTTTGGGTCCACTAAGACAATATTGTCAAACTGGTCAAACGCAATTTTCTCTCCCCCATAAAAACTTCTGAAGTTCTCGTTAACGGCCATAATAATAGAAGTGTGTATCTAAAGCATTTTTATAATCCTGTAAAGATTGAACCAATGGAAACGGGACAATTAATACAGACCCATCAGGAATGTCTTTTTCTAAACTACCATATTGTGGATTGGCCATCTGTATCAACCAACCGAAGTATGGTGTTTTGTAAAATTCATAACTAATTTTATCTAATCTACTCACACCTGCTCTATAAACATACCTCTTATCTGTCGTTTTTGAAGGCAAATTAATATTTGGAACAACAGTTTGTTCTCCATTCAATAAAAATTTCTGATATCTATCGTAATATTGCATTATTGAAACTTAACTTTATTATTCCATTTATCAGGGTCACCCTCATTATTACCCGTATATAATTGTTGAATCTGTTTTTTTTCAGAATCTGTGGCATTAGGGTCGTTAGCAAATGTAAATTCTCTTACTTTACCCTTAGCATAAGGTAAGTCCTTAAATTCTGTAGTAGAGTCTATCTCATCGTTATAAGATTCAAATAACTTAGATATTTGAGTTTTAGCTTGTTCAAAACTTTTCTTCCATTGTCCGACAGTATATTCAATCGCTTGTATCCATCTATCAGGTTTTGTAAAATTATTCTCATTTACAAATTTAGTTAACTCTTCAGTTAAATCAGTACTATTGTTTAGTATGTGACTATAGAATGTAAGGTAGAACCTCTTATCCTGAGCACTTGGGAAATCTTCAGTCATCGTAGTCATACTTAAATCTTTCTGATATACCGTGTTTGTATTTTCAGGTGCTAATATTTCAAAACTATTACCATTAACTGTATACACCTTAGTTTGAAGAATGGCATATTGTTGATTTATCTTAGAGGAAATTATACCAAAATCACCTTCTAGTTCATCAAAGGTATCTGTATACTCATCATTGTAGACTTCAGTAGTTGCGGATAAATCATAAATTACAGTTTGGTCACTTTGAATAAAACCGTCAATTTCCTGATAAATAACATTCAACTTATCCATAACTCGAGTCATATCAGTTTCCTTAGTTGTTAACTCCTGTAACTTAGTTGTCATTTCAGACACATAACCGTTTTGTATTCTTTCTATAACCTCTTTTAGTTTTTTATTGTACTTTCTGACATCCTTATTCTTAAAACCATTACTATCCTTAAATGTAATGCCAAGTGAAGCATATTGTAATGGGTGTGAATCATTATCAACATCTTTAAGTGACTCCTTAAATTGATAATCAATCTCTTGAGTTAAATTTTGACTTTTTCCAAATATTCTTGTAGATGTACCCATTACCTCACCATTGATATAACTTCTATCTTTAGTGAACAATCTCAAACCTATTTCCCCATAATTGTCAGCAACACTCTGAAGTGTTGGTCCAACCGTATCTCTATAAGTTTCGTACTTATCAGACAAATCGTCCATTATTGATTTGTATGAAATAGTACCAGTAACTGTCGTTCCTGTATTCTCAATAGTTTTAGACGTAACCTCACCAATGGTACTACCACCATCTTTCACATCTTCACCACTTATATCATCAACACTAAATGCAACATCACCACCCAACGCTTCAATGGTCTCTCTATCGATTTCTGAGGTATCCTCAGTAGCCACAGACCTTTCGTCGTACATTTCCGTGTTAGCATAATAGTTAAACGATAAGGCGTTCTGTAAACGAGAAACAGGTTCTTTAAGACCGTGACCACCAATAAAGTAGAATGATAAACTTACATCAGCAATCATAGGTTGAACACCAATACCTTCAGGATTCAAATCTAACACCAATGGTTCATACCTGATGGTCATTTGTTGAATAGCAATTTTAGTGTGGTAGAAATCACCAACCCTCAACACACAAATCGGTGGTGAACCAAATGAGGTATTCTGAGCGTTATTTTCCAACGGTTTACCATCAGGACCAATCGTAGGGATTGTCTCACCTGGTCTCATACATTGTTGTAAGAATGTAAGACGTGAATTCAAACCTTCAGGAGTCATAGAGTGGAAGACAGGATTAAAGTATTTAATCTTTTCTTTAATACCCTCATATAAGAATGAAGTATCTTCCGTTACGGCTTCAAAGTAATCACACTCAGATAATAACTTACGTAATATCTTTTTAGTAATACCCTCTCTTAATCTTACCTCATCAGTCTGACGAGGAGCACCTGGCCCTTTTACTATTTCTTTTACCTTTTCTGAGTTTTCACCAGTTTCTTTTACAATAACCTCATCACTTTGTGTTGGTTCTTCAGTTTCTGTTTTTGGAGGTTCAGTAATGGTAATATTAGCGACCACAGTACGACGACAACCCATCGCCTGTACAGAATATATTTTTGCAGCACCTTGTAAGTCTTGTGAACAATCAACATTATCAATATTAGCACCTTCACCTATAGATGATGTTTGAATGGCAATATAATTCTTTTCATTAACCTTTTTAATTCTTGGGTCATTTAATATTTGTTTCTTAACAGAATCAACTCTCCTTTTAGATAAGTTAATATTGTAACTATCATCGTTAGGTGACGATGCAGAACCTGTCAACTTAATATTCACACCAAACTTATTAGTAGCAGCATCTACCAACTTATTAATGAAATCATCAAATTTGTTTTTACCCGCAACAATTTTAGTATCAAAGAAAGTCTCAACCTGTTGTTTTTGTCCAATACTATCCGCTTGTGAAAGATATGTACTCTTTTGACCAATATATGCATTATAAGACGTATCGTAATCTACTGTAGATGTTGTTGAACGAGTATTAGAATCTGGCTTATCATTATCAAAATATAATGTAGTTCCCTCAAACACCCCTAAGTCTGGTTTCTGTACAGTATCTGTTGATATATTATCAGGTTCAGGGTTTTCTTTAGGTATCTCTCTTTCAATCTCCTTGAAGACCTCAGGATTATTTGTTGTAGTAACAACCTCATAGATATCATTAAAAGATAATTGACCATATTTCCTTGCCAATTCATATATATCCAAAGTCTTACACCCTGAGAAGAAACTATCTACAATCTTTGTAACCTCAGAGTCTGGTGTTACATTTGCTAATTCCTTATCCACCAATGTGTTTAGTACGGACGGGTGGTCAACCAATATCTTAAAACTTAATGAACCCTGTCTCTGAGTATTTGAATACGTATAGATAGGTTCAGGTCTTCCCAAGAAATCATTTGTTGTCCAACTCGCTGAAACACTCTCATCCACTCTCAAATCATACGGTGGGAACCACATCACACGACCACCGTTAGGTCCCTTCTCACAATTTGGAAGGTCTTGTGTCATATCCGATGTTCTCCATGCCAAGTTTTCCAAAGACAACATATATTTTGTTGCCTCACCATTTTTGATATTAAGACCATCAACAGGTGCAATATTCAAATTGTAAGTGTTATCCAATACTGAATTTGTAAACTTACGGATGTTACCTTCACTCTTTTGAAGGTCGGCCATTTGGTAATAAGGTGTGTCTTTAGTGAATACTCTACAATATTCTTGACCTACCTCAACACCATTTTCGTTAACATATCTTTTTACTCTCGAACCTTTTGTAATCTCTCTCGTACCATCATAGAATACTTTAGATACCTGATTGATAGCGTTACCCACGTGTTCTAATCTCGCTTGACCATTCAACCCATCGGCAGCATCAATCAACCTTTGAGTATCATCTAAGATTGAACCCTTAGTTATTTTATATCTCGTAGATGAAGATTTATTAAATTGTGAACTAATTGGAGGGAATCCGTCATTTCCACCAACAATCTTACCACCAATACCTACGTTCTTACCCGCAGCCCTCGAACTCTTTGGTGACACCCACGTAAATCCACCACCAATATCTGGTGAATCACCAGGTTCAACAGTATTTAATCCAAAACTAAACTTCTGTTCTCCCTCATATAAATTAGCCAATTCACCATATCCTCTAACCGCAGTCGGTATTCTTTTACCAAACTCATCGACAGGTAACTCGTTAGACGGAGCAACAATATCGTTAGGGTCTTGGACTCTTGAACCTATATAATAGTTAGGACCAGGAGCAAAGAAGTTAGGGTCCGATATGAAGTTTAATTTATAATCAGGTCTAAACCTGTTGTACTCTAAGGCTTTGAATAATTGTGATGTTTGTCCTCGACCAGTGTTGTTTAAGAAAATATCCGAACCATTCTTCTTTTCAGGTAATAAGTCTCTAAACCCTAATAAATTACTAATAGCGTTTATACCTGTGTTTAAGTAACTTGTAGAACCCTCAAAGTAGTCACCAGGTATCCATGAGAATGGAACATAAACACCAGTAATTCTACTGATAAAATCTAAACCTTTACCCACAATATTTGTCGGAGACGAAATCGTCCAATCAGGTTCAATAAATTCTTGTCTACCCGTTAGAATATCTGCGGCAATAAATGGGTCTTGTAACGCACTTAAAATATTTATTCTACCTAAAGTTTCTTGTCTAATCTCCTCATCAACTCTATACTGAAACTCGTCCTGTAACGACTTAGCAGCAATCTGTATCATTGTAGAGTCTTGAGTCAATGAACCATTTGTACCCTGAGGGTCGTCATTAAATAGAATCTGAGCACCCGTATATGTTGATGCAACAAACTTATAATACGTATCTCTTTGGGTTACTAACTTTTGTACGTCCTTAACGGTGTACCTATCATCATAACCATCAGCAGGTCCATATTGATTTTGTATGAATAGTTTTACCTCTTCTTTATCACCAATATCTTCAACTTCAGCACTATCCACAACAGAGTAGTTGGTCAATGTGAGTTCTGATTGACCAGGGTTTGTTGAAGGAGAAAAACCATCACTATTAAAAGGTGGTAAGTTCTTTACCAACAACTTCTTTCTGATGTCTTCTGTTGAATTAAATGATAATGGACTTGGCATCTATTTCAGTTTTCTATATAAATAGATGAAAGGATTATTTTATGATTTAATAAGTGGTACCTTGACGAGCCATTTCTTGTTGAATCATCTGAGTAAGATTGGATAAGGCAGTTGGGTCGGTTTGTAATGATTGTAAAGACATACCACCACCCTGTAATTGAATGGTACCAGTGTGATTTACATTAAGGTCATCAAATGTACCTCTAACAACTTCAACCTTCATTGGGTCGGTATTAGTAACCTTTGCAACATTAACAGGAATGATGGCACTTGGTACTACACCTGAGCCTGAACCCGAACCTGAATTAGAACCACCTAAACCAG